AATGAGGATTACAACAGGATTTCAATTAAGAACCTGAACGCATTCCCTCAATATATTTATTACAACACAGGTTATCCACTCGGCACGATTTACGTCTGGCCTGTACCTAATAATCAATATCAAATCTTTTTAACTGTAATGACTCAGTTAGAGGGATTTCAGACTATCAATGATGTTGTGACAATGCCTCCTGAGTACCTGGCTGCAATGCAATGGAACTTGTCTCGGATTATTTGTGTGATGTATGGCTTACCAATTACTCCCGAGTTGACTGGGTATGCAGAAGCATCCATGAGAATTATTGAAGAAGTTAACAGTCAGATTCCTTTGTTACACATGCCAGTTGCTCTTAGGGGTAAGTCTGGTGCTTACAATATTTATGGAGACTTCTACGTTGGAAGTGCAGGATAATGGCAAAGGCAGCACTTGTCACAGGCGCATACCAAGCAAAGAGTGTTATTGCAGGCGCACAAAGGTGTATTAATCTTTATTTAGAAAAGAATCCAGATACCTCGGTTTTTCCTTTTACGCATTATCCAACCCCAGGACTTACTTTACAAAGTTCAGTTTCTCAAAATCAATGGAGAGGGCTATATTTTGCAAGTAATAATATCCTTTATGGGGTTTGTGGCAATACTTTCTATTCAATTAGTTCTACTGGTATTTGTACTGTTATTGGGACTTTACTTTCATCTGTTGGAACTGTTTCAATGGTTGATAACGAAGTCGATCTTTTGGTGGTTGATGGGACTGATATTGGGTATGATTACAATTTTGCATCAAACACATTCACACAATTACCCTCGAATTCAACAACAACTTTTTACGGATCAAATCAGGTCAATTATGTAGACGGATACTTTATTTGTAATCGTCCAGGCACAAACCAATGGTACATATCTTTAATTGATTCGGTAACTTTTGATCCAACTTATTACGCTGCAAAGGCTGGATATTCTGATTTACTGGTTGGGATTGGGGTTTCTCGCAGATACATTTATTTATTTGGTGAAGTAACTACAGAGATTTGGTACAACGCAGGGAATCCAACTTTCCCATTTCAGATTCTTCCAGGTTCGTTTATTCAGTATGGTTGTGCAGCTACTAATTCAATTGCTCAAGTCAACGGTGAAATATTTTGGGTTGCTCAAAGTCCTCAAGGTAATTGTTATATTACAAAAACTGAAAACTTTGGTGCGGTCAAGATTTCAACATTTGCAATTGATGCTGAACTTCAAACCTATTCAACTGTTTCAGATGCAATTGGATACACTTGGGAGATTAATGGACACTTCTTTTACGTAGTGACTTTCCCAACTGCTAACAAAACATGGGTTTTTGATCTATCTAACAATCAATGGCACGAATGGTTATGGACTGATACGAATGGTCAGTTTAATCGTCATCGGTCTAATTGTTTTGCTTTTGCTTATGGTGAATTATTTGTTGGTGATTGGCAAAATGGTAATTTATACACATTAGATCAAAGTAATTACACAGATAATGGAGAACCAATTGTAAGAACAAGAAGTTTTTACCATGCCGAAGACGATAATTCAGACAGGATCAGATACAAACAATTCATTGCTGAAATGGAATCGGGTAATGGGCCTGCAACTGTTTATCTTTCTTGTTCGGATGACAGAGGTAAGACTTACGGTAATCCAGTTGGTCAAACAATGGGAACGACTGGGGAGTATTTAACTTCTATTTCCTGGTGGCGGTTGGGAATGGCTAGAGACCGTGTATTCCAACTTAGTTGGAGTGATCCAATTAAAACCGCATTGTCGGGGGCATTTGTTGACGCATTGCCTAATAGAAAATGACAACAGGATATTTAGCAGCACAAACCCCACAGATTAACATTCCATTTCTTAACATAGATGGAACGGTTAGTCAGGTTTGGTTGTTATTTTTAATTCAATTATTTCAAAGGACTGGTGGAAGTACAAGTCCGACTTATACGCTTGCAGAAATTGAAAAACTTGCATTATTAAATTTAAGTGTTGTTAATGCAAACGGATTTAATGGAATAGTTACAAGTGGTCAAAATGCTACTTTAACCATAGAAACAACGGTTACAGGCATAGTTAAAGGTAATGGGACTGCACTATCTGCAGCGACTCCAGGAGTTGATTACAGTATTATTGATTCGATTGCGGTAACTGTACCTCCTGCTTTATTGTCGGTCACTCCTAGTTCACTTAGTTCAAGCGGTACTTTTGCATTCAGTCTAACAACTCAGGCATCAAATACTTTATTGGCAGGGCCTATAACTGGGGTTGCTACAACACCAACTTTTAGGGGATTGGTTTCTACCGACATTCCTGCTTTAAATTATGTAAGCACCTTAACAACGCAAGGAGCCAACCAAATACTTGCAGGGCCGTCTAGTGGTGTTGGTGCTCCTCCTACTTTTAGGTCTCTTACAACCGCTGATATTCCTGCTTTGCCTTATGGAAGTGGTACTGTTACATCTGTTGGAATGTCTGTTCCTGCTTCTTTGTTGTCTGTATCTCCCTCAACAATCACGACTTCAGGCTCATTTGCACTCAGTTTAACAACTCAAACACCTGCACAGATATTTGCGTCTCCAATTTCTACGGTTGGAACTCCAAGTTTTAGATCATTGGTTACAAGTGACATACCTGCATTAAATTATGTAAGTAGCACAACAACCCAAGCAGCGCATCAAGTATTAGCAGGCCCGATAACTGGGACTGCTGCACCAACATTCAGGTCTTTGGTTTCTACGGACATACCTGCACTTCCTTATGGAACTGGTACGGTTACTTCGGTAGGATTGGCTTTGCCAAGCATTATGTCGGTCTCAGGGTCTCCAGTTACAACAACTGGTACATTGACAGGAACTTTAACGACTCAGGCTGCCAACAGTTTATTCGCAGGGCCTATTAGTGGTGTTGGAGCAACTCCTACGTTCAGAGCGTTGACTACTGCGGATATAGTAGGCTTAGGGGTTGGAACGGTCACAAGTGTGGGAATGACAGTTCCATCCATTTTGTCGGTAACTCCGTCCACTATCACAACATCTGGGTCTTTTGCTTTAAGTCTGACAACAGAATCGGCTAATCAGATATTTGCAGGGCCAAGTTCAGGCGCAGCAGCAACTCCAACATTCAGGTCTTTAACGTCCGCTGACATCCCTGCTTTGCCTTACGGAACTGGAACAGTTACAAGTGTGGGGCTTTCATTGCCTAGTATATTTACCGTAACTGGCAGTCCAGTCACAACCTCTGGGACTTTAACTGCAACACTTGCAACAGAAACTGCTAATTATGTATTCGCAGGGCCAACGTCAGGGGCAGCCGCTGCTCCTAGCTTTAGGGCTTTGGTTTCTACAGATATTCCAGCATTGTCTTATCAATCGGTGGCTGCACCAACAACGGTTACAACTGCCACTTATTCAATATCTACAACCGATCTTTGGGTGATTAACAATTACGCTGGTTCTTTAACTTTGACTTTGCCAACGGCCTCTAGTTATTCGGGTAGAGTGTTAAATATTCAAAATTACCAGGCTTTTACGGTTGTTTCGGCAAGTTCAAACGTGGTTCAAATTGATGGGTCAGCAACAAATACCTCTATTTTGTTGGCTAGTTCAGGTGATAGGTGTACTTTGGTTTCTAATGGTACAAACTGGGTAATGACAGATTACACTCCAAACAACATACTTTTACTGAATTGACAATGAAAGAATTTATAACTCGGGTGATGAGAGATGATAGGGTTTGGGAATGGGTTCGGATAGATGAGATACAAAGGGAAAATTTCAGTTATGTAAATAATGAAATTTATTACACAAATGATCATGGATTTGTGAATTTTCGCAAAATAACTCCAACAATGTATGACGTTCATATTTGTATGTTGAAAGGGGCAAAAGAAGTGGATTCTTTCTTTTTAGACTCTTTAGAAAAAATGAGAGCAAAAGGTGCTGAAAAGTTCCTTGGAACTATTGGTGATTGGAACCGTCCTGCGTTAAAATTGGCACTTAGATGCGGTTTTAAGGAGGAAGGTCGAATAAGTAAGGCTTACCAAAGAGACGGAATTTATCGGTCAATGGTAATGATGGGGAGAACATAATGGCTTTTATTGCAAATGCGGTCAGAGATATTACAGGTGCTAATCAGCAGGCTGATGCTATAAAGTCGGCTGCAGCAACTCAAGCTACTGCCGCAAATAATGCTGCTGCATTGCAAAATGCACAATTTCAGCAAACTCAGCAAAATCTTGCACCTTATATGTCCATTGGGACTGCAGCGTTGCCTCAATTGCTCAAATCTTTGGGTTATGAGGGTCAGTATGGTGCAAATGGTCAATTGACTGGAATGTCTGGTCAAGGTTTTCAGTTTAATCCCTCTAATTTAGAACAAACCCCAGGTTATCAATTTACCTTACAACAAGGTTTAAATGCGGTAAATAACGCAACGTCAGCAACTGGTCAAACAGGTTCAGGGGCGCAGGCCAAGGGTTTGGCTAACTATGCGACTGGGTTGGCTCAGAATACCTACAATCAGCAATATCAAAACGCATTGACTACTTACCAACAAAATGCGAGTATTTTGGGCAGTTTGTTGAGTACAGGGCAGAATGCTGCTGCAGGGATTGGATCAATGGGAATGCAAAACGCTCAATCTGTTGGTAACACTTTAATGAGTGGAGCAAATGCAACTGCTGCAGGTCAAGTCGCTGTGGGTAGTTCTCAGACCAACGCTCTCAATTCTTTGATGGGACTGGGAATGGGTGGTGCGGGAATTTATGCGCTTGGTAAACAATCAGGATTGAATGGTGCAATATCAAGTGGAGCGTCAAGTTT